AAAGCAAGTGCTTTTGAAGTAGATGGGTTTGGCTCATTAAGAGATTATTACGCATCAAACTATGTTGAGATACTAGAGTTTGAGGGCGACATCCATGATGAGCTAGGTAACTTCAAAGAAAACTACATTATTACCATCGTTGACAGAACGAAGGTTCTACGACAAGAAGGTATGCCTTCATGGTTCGGTAAAGCGAATCGAGTACATTGTGGCTGGAGAAAGCGCCCTGATAACTTATATGCAATGGGGCCACTAGATAATCTAGTTGGCTTACAGTACAGGGTTGATCATCTTGAAAACCTTAAAGCAGACGCGCTTGACCAAACTATTTGGCCGCCACTTAAGATTGTTGGTGATGTTGATGAGTTTGAGTGGGGTCCTGGTGTTGAGATTGATGTGGGTGATTCTGGTGATGTTGTTCCTATGCCGCCTAACAGCGCTGCTTTTCAGGTCAATAATGAAATTCTGACACTAATGCAGCAAATGGAAGAGATGGCGGGCGCACCTAAAGAAGCAATGGGTATCCGCACACCTGGTGAGAAGACTGCTTTTGAAGTCCAGTCTCTACAGAATGCAGCAGGCCGTATTTTTCAAGCTAAAGTAACTCAGTTTGAAATTGAGTTTATCGAGCCTATACTTAACATAATGTTAGAGATGGCCGTAAGAACTATGAACGGTAAAGATGTTATCCGAGTAATGGATGATGACTTAGGGTATCAAGAGTTTATTACGATAACCAAAGAAGATATTACTGCGAGAGGCAAGCTAAGACCAATAGGCTCACGCCATTTCGCAGCATCGGCGCAGCTTGTACAGAACATTAATGGTGTATTCAATAGTCAGATTGGGCAGGTTATTGCTCCACATATTAGCGCGGTTAATCTTGCTAAAATGATTGAAGACGCACTAGGCTGGGAGAAATACAGCGTTGTTAAGGCGAATATCGCTATTATCGAGCAGGGCGAATCTCAGCGACTCGCTAACTCTGTAAGCGATAATGTTGAAGAAGAAGCAATAACGCCAACAGAGCCGGAAGAAGATGTCGCTCAGTAAGCGTTTAACAAAACACATGGCCTCCGATACAATAGAAGGGGCAAAACCGATTTTTGATTTGGTTGTAAAGGTTCTTAGTGAAAATTTAGAGTCAAATCAAAAAGAAATGAGAAAAGAAGTAAATTATGAAAAGTTCGCGTGGTCGCAGTACACAGCCGACAAGTTGGGCGCACAACGTGAACTCGATAACCTAATCAAACTATTTACAATAGAGGAACAAAAAGATGTCTGACCAAGACGAAAACATATTCGGTGGCGACAAACCACAAGAAGCTGCTCCGGCAGAAAGCAATCCATCTAACTTTGAAGTGCCAGACTCGGTATTAGACTTAATAGGTGACGGACGCAAGTACAAGACAACAGAGGACGCTTTAAGCTCTATCCCTCATTCGCAGGCTCATATTCAGAAAATCGAAGCTGAGAATGCAGAATTACGGATCAGCGCTGAAAAGGTATCTAATATTGACTCTGCGCTTGAGAAGATTGCAGCGAATCAAAATCAAGGGACAACCACGCCTACGGTTGAGTTCGATCCAAACAGCGTCGCAGCAATTGTTGACGACCGCTTAAAAGCGCAGGACGCGCTAAAGGTAAGGAATAGTAATACGCAAAGCGTTATTACTGCCATGCAAAATGAGTACGGCGATAAAGCAAGCGAAACCTTTAATCAGGCGGCGGCTGCTAACGGAATGAGTGTTGATGATCTAAATCAATTGTCTGCCACTTCTCCAAAAGCTGCACTCAAATTAATCGGGGTTAATGAAAAGACCTCCTTACCTGGAACATCGAACGGTTCAGTTAATACTGAATCCCTTAAACCTGCCGAGCAGGAGTTATCAGCCAAAGTCCCAACTGGGGCAACAACGGCTGACATGACAAATGCTTGGGTAAATGCTGGCAAGAAAGTACAGCAAAGGAATAACTAATGTCTCAAAATACAGGCAATACGACTGCTTTTATAGAAGCAGAACAATACGATCAGTTTATCGTAGATAACTTAGATGACGGGATGTTGCCAGATGGCATGACCCGCGACGTAAGTAACTTCGGTTCTGGTACAACTTTAAATGTTAAAACAGTTGGTGCGGTAACGCTTCAAGATGCGTCAGAGGGTATCCCCCTAACGTATAATGCAATCGACACTGGCAACATTACATTATCAATCACAAATTACGAAGGTGATGCGTGGTCGGTAAGTGATGATTTGCGTGAAGACGGTTCACAGATTGATACGTTAGCAGGTATGCGTGCAAGCGCAGCAGTACAAGCTATCCAAGAATCTGTTGAAACTAACTTCTTAAGCGCGGCTAATGCAGCTCAAACTGCAGCTAACCTTAACTTAGTGAATGCACGCCCCCATCGTTGGGTAGGTTCTGCAGCAGCTAACGCACGTACTTTAGTGTTAGAAGACTTTATCGCTATGAAGTTAGCGTTTGATAAAGCAAATGTTCCTCAAATGGGACGTATTGCGATGGTTGATCCAGTTGTTGAAGCAACACTTAACAGCTTATCTAACCTTGTAAATGTATCAAATAACCCAATGTTTGAAGGAATTGTGACTCAGGGCTTCGCTCAGAATCATAAATTCATTCGTAACATCTTCGGTTTTGATATTTATACATCAAACAAGCTTCCAACGATTACTGCAGCAGAAGCAATTGATGCATCTGGTCACGGATTAACGTCTGAGACTGCAGCTATCGGTGACGTGGCTAACCAATTCATGTGTATCGCAGACGACAATTGCCGTCCGATGATGCGTGCATGGAGACGTACGCCTACAACCGAAGGTTGGAGAGCATCAGAAGAACGTGAAGATCGTTTCCAAGTAACTGCACGTTGGGGCTTTGGCGCACAGCGTATCGATACTTTGGGCGTTATCTTAACTCACCCAACTAACTACTAGGAGAACTGACATGGCTTTAGAATCAGCAGCAGTTCGCGGCGTACTAACGCATTACGGTACTCGCACAACAGACCAGCAACGCGGTGGTCAAATGACAACAGGTTCAGCTAAGAAGCAATTGAAGTACGTTTTCGATTTCGACGAGCTACCTGCAGGTCAAACTGACGAAATCACAGCATTCATCCCAGCAGGCGGCCGAGTAATCGACGCTTACTTAAAAATGAATGTAGATTACGCCGGTGCATCAACACCTTCATTAGATATTGGTTTAATCCAAAGTAATGATTCAACAGCTATCGATTTAGATGGTTTGTTTGACGGAATTACTCCTGCATTAGCTAACGCTGGTGCAGTATCAAGCGAAGATGCTGGTACAAATTCAGGCGCACTTATCGGTCAAGAACTTGCAGCAGACGGTTACTTAAAAGTAGCTGTAGCTGTAGGTACTATTACCGCAGGTACGTTTGAAATTGTTATCGACTACATGGATTAATATCCATATTGTATAGGGGGAGAAATCCCCCTTACTCTTAAGGTGAATTATGAGCCAAGAACA